AACAAAACTTTTCTATTGCTCGTTTCTTTGTGTATAGGCAGCCCGATAATAACCAAGTGATACAAACTATTGATATTAATTTTTTCATGCAGCAAATGTAATATTTATTATCATTTAAACATAGTAAGTCCATTATACCCGAAGGAGTGGAATAACCTTTAAAGTAAAAAGGTAAACATAGCAATATAAAGACTTCCGTACCCAACCAATTATTATTTATTCAACCTATTTAAAGGTATGGTTTTTTCGTTAAGTTTGATTTAGGAGGCATTGCTGCTTTCGGGTGCGTGTTGCTTGGATGAGCATGGCACGACTTGTATTATCAAACCCCTTTATACTACTGATTGATTTTTGTTCAACAAGTCCAATCCATACAACTTATTAGGCATAAAAAAAGCCCTCAATGTCGCACTTGAAGACTAATTTTATATCCTATCTACCCGAAAGTAATATTTTTAATATCTTTAGTTAAGTGCGACCTTAACAACACTTCAAAAGTCGGATTTAATTTTAACATAAAAAAATTATTTTTAAAATAAAAAAGCCCCGATTTACTCGAGGCTCTTTAACCAAATAATTAAATGAATGAAAAAACGAAAACTACTGGTGCAAATATACTTGTTTTTACAAACTAAAAAACTTTTCCTTCAATTATTGATTTTAAATTAAAATTATAATCTCCTTTGTCGTTCAGCTCTAAATATCCAAATCCATGTGTCCACATATTAATTGGCATATAAGCAGGATGTAAGTCGCATAAACAACCGATTGAGAAACATGAATAAGGATGTTCATCCAAGTTCTTACCCATGTCTTTAGTTTCACGATGAAAGTGTGATGTTACTGCGCTTTTATTTAACTTCAATCTTAATGACCTTGCAGGATTTACACCGCCTGAAGTTAATCCCGTTTCGTGTCCATGAAAAATTGCTAACTTACCTGCATAGATATATTGAGTTGAATCTACTTTCATTATGTTTAAGTCTCTTAACTTTAAAAGTTCATGCAGTTGTATTAATTCAATATCATATATTTCAGGTGCTTTTTGCATGATGTATTTATCATATCTTAAATCATGATTGCCATAACTCCATACTATTAGTGCTTTTGGAAACATACCTCTCAAACCTTTTAAGAATACCCTTGTGCAGTCTATTTCATATTTAACTGAACGCTTTCTCATATCCTTTTCATGTCGTGAGATGGTTGCAAAATCAATTAAATCCCCATTGATTATGATAGTATCTACTTTTTGGTCCAATCCATATTCTAAGGCTGCGAATACTGCATCATCATTATGATAAGGAATGTGTAAATCACTTATTATTAAAATCTTTTTACTTGCTTTTGGAAGTTTATAAGGGTGTATTCTTTCACTTTCGCCTTTTGGTAAGTCTTTTTTTAATGCTTCAAATTCTTTGCGAAATTCAACGTGAGTTTCTTTTTTACTTTTAACACCATAAACCCCTTTTAAAGTTCTTATATGACTTCTTACTTGCTCCAGGTCTTTGTACACCCTTTTGTTTTCAGCATAAATTTTCTTTGCTAAAGTCAAATTCGCAGTATTAGGAAACTTCATTAAATATTCTTTAGCTATGTCTGATTTTATAGTTGGTTGACCTGCCATAATTTTTATTTATTCTTCAATGTTTACTTCATAAATTGACTTTAAAGAAAAGTGAACAAGTTTTAATGCCATTCTTTTAATATCTGCAACCATTTCTTTTTCTTCATTTGAAACCATAGCCGTATCAATCGTATCAACCATTTGATAAGCATAAGTTGAAGCAGATATTATTTCAGAATGTGTTTCAGATTCCTCATAAACTACTTCTTCTAAATCTGTTGAAGTTTCCATAAATATCTTCGTCTGTATAATTTGGTTCAATCAAAGGTATCTCTATAATGTTTATTTCTTCAACTATCATTTTTATATTATTGTTAAGTATGGAATAGTTGTGCTTCTTCTTTTCGCCTATTAACTAAGCCTTGTAAGACCTTTCCGCCACCAGTTGTATAATGTGTTTGCCACCATTCTTTGAGGTCTTTAGACTTGCTATTAATAAGGTTAAATAATGTTTCAGATTTGCCACAATTCCAAACAAATGAAACTAAGGCATCAAACTGATATTGGGTTAAATCTATTTTGATATTCTTGTTTACTATTGCTTCAAATTGTGGCAATAAATCCATCAATAAATCTTCCGCTTGTTGCTGTGTTATCTTATCGCCTAACTTTATTTTACTGCCATCTTTGTAAAAGGTATTTCCATAACCTATCGTTACTTTATTTGCAGGGCAAGTATAAGCAGTTAGTTTGCAGCCCTCATATTTCTTGATTAAGCCTAATCCTCTAATTCCTATCTTCATTGCTAAATAAATTTGTTAATTCATCAATAACTGCACCGCCAACTAATATCCAAAATGCTATCTTTTCGTTGCCATTCACATAAGCAGAAACCGAGATGGTCGCTAATATTGATTTAATTGCTAATAGCCATTTCTTGACATTCTTAGGTGTAGGTTCAAAGTAGTTTCTAAGTGATATTTTCTTCATCTCAATTCCTTAAATGTTTGCTCAAATCCAAATGACTTAATAAAAAAATAAGTTACGATTACTGCCATCATTGTTGAGATAAAGCTATATAGTATTTCATCATAAGAATAAGACAAGCACACACAAGCTAAGGCATCAAAAATGAACTCTATTATTTTAATTCTATGTCCACCATCATTCGGGAATGTATTATCCCAATAGCCTTTTTTATTTCGTGTGAATCTTGCATAACTCCACCACTCACTATAACCATGTTTCTCAAATAATGAATCGAATAAAATTATACACTCAAATAAGGCTCTACAATATCCTGCAATCAAAGCGAATAAAATACCCAATATCATATAATCGAATTGAATCACTTCTTTAATCCCTTTTCAAAATCGTCTATTGATTTATCGGTTATCATCTTTATGACCCAATTACAAAAACGATATGCCCAATAAATAATTGTGCAAATTGAGGCAATGGAAGCAAATAAAAAATTATGTTTTTCTAATAAGGCAACGAAGCCAAGTAATGAAACGAATATGTCTAAAAATCTATGAGGCATTGTCTTCTAAAATTGGTTTGTAATCTATTTGTGGTAATGCAATAAGTTTCTCTTTAATCTCAATAAAGTCTTCATCTTCAATTACTGAAATATTGCATACATATTTTGCATTTGCATCTATAATAAACTCTAAAATAGAACCGTTTTTATAAGTTCCTTCAAGTTCTTTTTTTTGTTTTAGTGTTGCTAATATTACTTTCATATTATACTCCTAATGCTGTGAATGTATTGCGTAAAAATGTTACTAAATTTCCATTGTCAATTCCACCCGAACCATGCCATGAAGCTCCATGATACATAGTATCGTAATTGCCTCTTGGTACTACTTCATTGTATTCTGTTAGTTCGGTTGTTGGACTATTTGGCAATCCGATTGAAGTTCTTATTACAGCATTGTAACTCCCATTTATTATACTATAATTTTGAGTTGTTGAATTAAGTCTTTGCCCTTCGCAGCATACCCATCCACTTGTTACCACACTTGTATTACTTACACCACTATTATCATTATTGAATACTTGTGATAAGTTTAAATCTCGTGTAAGTGTTAATCTTGAAAATGGGGATGTAATTCCTTGTTGTGCGCCCATTGCCCTAACTAATGCTGTGAACGGTGGAGTTTTAACAAAGTAACCATGACTTGCAGAATTTATAGTCAATTTAACTCCATTTACCGCAGGGTTATAGTTTAAGTTTAGATAACTTGTCCCGCTTGATTTAACACCATTGACATCAAATGTTGGACTGCTAACTGGTGTGATTAAACTACCTCTTATAATGCAAGTTCTTTGTGCTATACTATTGCTCAATCCTGCATAGATGTTAAGCCTATCTAATTGAGTTAAAATAGAACCATTAGCAACCGCAGGCTTAAAGAAATTATCATCAATTGCAGCAAGTTCCGCATCTGTAATGCTGCCACCATTAGCAACTATACTTGATTTCCATGCTAATGCTTGGGCGCTAAATCCGCCTGCTTTAACAAATGGTAAACCTATCGCTATCGTTGGAAAATTTGCCATTAATTATACTCGATTACTGAACCACTTGACAATGTATAAGCAGTAATTTGAAAGTTAGGATTAGTAGGTAAATATGCTCCTGCTTTAATCGTAACTCCTGTTAAATTTTTTGTAGTCATTTGATTAACTCCATTGATTGCAAATGCTGTAAAAACGCAATCAGTCATTACAACTATGCTCTCAACTGCTAATCCTGTTCTTGCGGATGTTCCTGCGTTCACGTAGAACCCACCCATTCCGCTAATCTTTTCTAATGCTGTACTCATAATATTATATATAAATTTTTGTTTAAATTGTTGGTATTTGACATCTATCGTTTAATTCCATCAAGTCAAGTGCTATGTCTAATTTCCATCCATCTACTATATCAGGAAAGCCCTCTCTAACTTGTCCAAAGTTTACATCATATCTCACATTAAAATAATCTTGATAAGTTGGATTGTTTAACGCTGCTATTAAGTCCCTGCCTATGCTTAAAGTATCACTTAAAACATCTATCTCATTACTATTGTCTACTCTTTGAATATCTAATATGTATAATGACAAATTCAAAGTAAACATTCGTTCACTCATTTGACTGTCGTTTACATCGCACCAAACTAATGGATATTGTTCCTGTTCACTTGCACTTATCTCACTTATTTGCCCAAAAATAAAACTATTTATTTGTAGATGATTGCTGCAAATTGTTCTTATTATGTTTAGTACCTGGTTTAGTGTTATGAACTCCATTTTGTTGTTTGATAAATGCTTGTAATTTCTCGATATTTGTCTTATTTATTCCCTTATTCATTAGCAAAATGTGCAACCTCTGCCAGTTACACTTGGACTTGTTTCTAAATCAGTAAAATTGTATTGACCTTTGCAGCAACTATTGTCATCTAATAGCATTCCACTTGTGTAATTAGATTGCTTTGCGTAAATAGTCGCTAAGTCTGCATTCGGTTGTGTTAAAAACAAAGGATAGGTAGTTTGATTTGCGTATAAATATTTAGTTAATCTTTCTGCATACCATTCGGCTTTATTCTTCGCTCTATCCATTACCATTGTTAGTTCATCAATGCTTGCAGGCTGCATATTATCTGCATTCTGCACCCCTACTGCCTTATTGAAATACTTGTAATTAATATTCAAAGGTAGTTCATAACGAACATACCAAATCATTGCAGGTGTAATGTAAGTATCAAGTAATAATTTATATGAATTACTCAATGTTCCTGCTATAATTTTACTTACAAAATCATTGTACAATGCTGTTCCTAATATCGGTAAAATATAAAAGGATTGAACATCAATTATCGTCGGTGTTACTACCTTCATATCTACATTATCTTGCAAGATTGATTCTTGCTTCAATGTTGCTTCACTTAAAAATATCGCCTTTGCCATTATCTTATTTTCTTTACTAATTCTTGAACGAAGATATGCCTACAAAAAGGCAAGTTTACATCTTGTTTAGGGTCGTGATACCATCCACCTCTTCGCCTGAAAGCATCGTAATTTGGTATTCCATATATTGCCCCTAATTCTTGACCAATTTTGTCAATATCATCCTTTGAAAAGTAACGTGGATTTGCCATCATTGCTTCACAAAAAGGTCTACTTGTTCCACCTTTAACTAATGCAGGCGCATCGGGTCTTAAAACATATCTATAACGTATGTATAATTCTTGAAAACTTGGTACTACTTTTCTTGCACCCGACCTTGTTAAACTTATCTTGCCTTCGCTGTCTAAGTCAATCAATCCCTCATCGCCTAATGCTGTCAAACTTTCAATGATTGAGGTCTTATCTGTTTTTAAAATCTTGGTTAAATCTTCAATCGTGATATTAGGTGTTTTCTGAATTAAATCTAACACTCCATTGTCTTGTTTGCTTAATGCGAATTGCTGGGTACTAAACATAAATTTCTTATGCTTTATACTTACAAAATTCTCAATAGGTTCACCATATTTTGAGAAGATACTAAAGTCTAAATCATCATCTGCTATTTCATCGTGTGAACACTTTGAAAATTGCGCTGTTGTATCTGTTGGTAGAACTGCATCGGATGCTAATGGTGGTTTGTTTACTATACCTCTTATTTCATCTTGACTTAATGAAGCTAATACTTTATTTGCAACTAATGGAGATAATGAATTTAAGGCATCGCTAATAGTTGAGTTAACATTAGTTTGAATGTCTAATGGTTTACGACCTATAATCTCCCTCATCTCATCCTTAGTTAAAATAGTCATTAAAGTTTGCTCGCTAAAACTTGGCATGATTGGCTCTAATGCTTTTATTTTTAGCTTTCCCTTTACGGGTGCAAATAGGTTATATATTTCTTCTTGTATTCTTTGTTTTGGATTAACGTAAGTATTAGCAAATAAGTTATAAGCATCAACCATTTCGTTTCGCCCACCTAATTGACCTTCTACTCTTACACCAAATAACATTGGTGATGTAATCTTATGTCCTACAAATATTTCTTGTTGAATCGTGTCGTTTAATGCTTCGTATTTCTTATCAAAATCTCCTGCTGCTAAGTCTAATATCTCGGGTACTCTTTGCGGGTCATCTACGAAATCAATTACTATACTACCTGCATTGTCAGTTGGTGTGAACTTAGCTTTTAACTTGCGTTCAGTTGACTTCATTTCTTCATCTGATGGTACACCATTCTTGAACACAATCATTTTAGAACCCTTGAAACTATTTTGAATTTCGGCTCTATGAAAATTTGCTATTTCAGCATCAGTAATAATTGCAGGAATTGCACCAATATATTCGGGTAATGTATAAGTATTGATGTTAGGTCTATACGACTTGTAATAATAAATGCTTTCACTTGGTAGCTTCTTTAAACTTGGGTCGAATGGTGGTAAGGTCTTATATTCATCTTCTTTGATGTTAGTATTTTCGCCACCTTCACTATTCAACCATTTATCACTAATATAAAATTCGCTGTTATCTTCTGTACTTCTTACATCGCAATAATTAACGTGATAAATTTCTGAAATTCCACCTTTTTTGTCGCTTACAATTTTAAGATAACAACCTCCAAAAATCTCATTATCTAAATCGGTCTTATTTAATAAGTCTTTTAGTGTTTCGTAAGGATTAGGATTGTCAATAAACGCTTTTAATGCAACTATTTCTTCGCCTTGCATTCCCAATTCATCAAACATCCACCCTTGACCAGTTATGTATTGCTGCTTGCTTGTTAAAATTGCGTTATGTTTTGCGCTTCTATTGAATAAAGTTAGTAAAAAGTTAGGGTAGTTATTATTCTCTCCATACTTTACATACTTTAATTTTTGCGAAGACTTAGGCTCAACAAATGTAGGCACTTTATCATTCGTAAATTTAAGCACCATTACACTTGAATTATATTCTTTTTTATCTGTCATTATTGCGGTGTGTAAACAAAGGTAGTTGAATCGGCTGGATTATATTCTGTGTTATTTTGAGCAGTTGGAATATACCAAAGTAAGCCAGTTTCTAATTGCCCTAATACTTGTCCTGCTGCTTCTTCTGCTTCGGTTAAATCATTATATGTTTCTTCTGTTAATGTCGTTTCATATATAACGTAAGTATAAAAACCACTATAAGGTAAGTATAAACTTTTATCTAAACCTTTATTAGCATTATTTGAATCTAAAAATATAAAAAACTCATTATACCTTTCTTTATATTGACTTGCATCATCAAATATAATACAATATGAAATATCATTTGTAACTTGGTTCGTGCATTCAAGTAAATAATATGGACTTGTTCCAACTTTATTCTCGGTTAAAGTCACATAAATATTTTGAGCCTCCTCTTGTGTAATTCGTATCACTACTTATATATATAACTCGTGTGAAATTTTG